GTAAGCGGGGTGTCGGCGTTCCGCCGGTCACTACCGCCGACGATGAGAAGGTGATGACGGTAGTCAAGGGTGTGCCTACTTGGGCCGCTCCGACTAAGCGTGGTGTCGGTGAGATCGTTCCGTGGGCGCTTGACACCATCCCCGCCGACTATCTGGAATGTAAGGGCCAGATTTTGGCGGTCACAACGTATGCCGACTTGTATGCGGTCATCGGCAACAAGTACAACGCGGGCACCGCCGCTGATGGTACGTCTACGTTCGCGTTGCCGGATTTGCGAGGATACTTCCTGCGCGGCGCGGGTGCGCGTGGCGGTGAGGGTACTGCGGGTGTTGTGCAGGAGGATACGACTCGTCTGCCGCGCACCGCATTCACAGGCACCACTAACAGTGCTGGTTCTCACCGGCATGGGTTCACCGACGATTGGCGGCCTATTGTCACCGATAAGGGTGGGCACGATCTGGCTGTCGGGCCTGGCGGTAACGCTGAAGGCTACATGAATGCTGTGGCGGATGGGGCGCACACCCACACGGTGACGCTCGCTGGTGGCGATCCTGAAACCCGCCCGAAGTCTGTGTCTGTCCGTTGGGTTATCCGCGTCCTGCCGATCAATGGTGGTGCTGCCGGCCCTACGGGCGCGGCGGGTAATGGTGTTCCTGCTATCACCGCAGCCGACGAGGGTAAAACTTTGAAGGTTGCTGCGGGTACTGCTCTCTGGCAGGCCACTCCGTCGATACCGAAGGTGTACTCCAACCGTTCGTATGTCGATCTCGCTGCGGGTGCGAACAACTATGTCCTTGAGGGCGGGGTGTGGATGCTCGCCAGCGGATACCTGACGTTGAAGTGTTGGTCGGATGCTGGTGTCACTCAACTGACACCCGTTCCTGCGACATGGAAAATGCAGGGGCACTGCTATGAGTCGGTGGCCGCAGAGTCTACGTTCACCACTGACTCAATCACGGCCAACTTGGTCACCTCACGCGGTTGGGACGTGGTGAACAAAGATATCACTTTGGGCAAGAACTGGGCGAATAACGGCGAGAATGTCAAGTGGCTGAAGTTCCGCCTGTTTGTCAACACGACAAGCCGTAACGAGCGGGACGACCATCCGTACATTCAGGCCGAATGGGAGTACACGTCGGATCAAAATAAACGCTGCACAGGTGGGTTAACGTTCTCGCCACCAACCCCAACTATTTTGCGGCGCATCAGTGTGGTTGCCGGGTCTGCGGTCACATCGTTCACGTTGACCGCTAATGAAGGTTTGCCGTCGTAAAGCGGAAGGGAGGTATTGATGATTTTACCTGAAGATTTGTTAGTACCTGCTGAACCGCATTATATCGGGCCGACGTGGCGTAAACTGAAAAGCGGTGAATGGTATTTACCTGAACACACATTGGGTTGGGATGTTCTAAATTGGTGGGCTGACTACGTTAAAACGCCGGGTGGCGGGAATGCTGGTGAGCCGTTTATGCCAACATTGGAGCAGGCCAGGTTTATCCTTTGGTGGTATGCTGTCGATGAGAATGGTAAATACCGTCACCGTAATGGTGTGTTCCGTAGGATGAAGGGGCATGGGAAGGACCCGATAGCTGCCGCGTTGTCGTTGGTGGAGTTGTGTGGTCCGGTAGCGTTCGATAAGTTTGTTGACGGTCAGCCGGTGGGTAAGCCGCGTCATGCGGCGTGGGTTCAGATTGTGGCTGTTTCGCAGGAACAAACTAAGAACACTATGTCGTTGTTTCCGGTGATGATTTCGTCTAAGATGAAGCAAGATTACAACCTTGATGTTAACAAAACAATTATCTATACTGCTGCTGGTGGTAGGATTGAGGCTGTAACGTCATCCCCGCATTCGATGGAAGGTAACCGTCCTACGCTGGTCATTCAGAATGAGACTCAGTGGTGGCAGGAAGCCAACAATGGGCATGAGCTTGCGAATGTGATTGAGGGTAATGTCACTAAGATCGCTGGTTCACGCACATTGTCGATCTGTAACGCACATATTCCTGGTGAGGATTCTGTCGCCGAAAGGGATTATGAGGCGTGGCAGGCTGTGCAGGCAGGTCAGGCTGTCGATGTGGGCACCTTGTATGATGCGTTGGAGGCACCGGCTGATACTCCGGTGTCTGAGATTCCGTCGCAGCGGGAGGACCCTGAGGGGTATGAGCTTGGTCTGAAACGGTTGCGTGCCGGTTTGGAGATTGCTCGCGGGGATTCGTTGTGGTTGCCGATTGAAACTATCGTTGAGTCGGTGTTGGATGTTAAGAATCCGATCACTGAATCTCGCCGCAAGTTTTTGAATCAGGTGAATGCCTCCGAGGATTCTTGGATCGCACCATATGAGTGGGATGCTGTCAGGTCGGATGTTACGTTAACTAAGGGCGATAAGATCACGTTGGGGTTTGATGGGTCTAAGTCGAATGACTGGACGGCGTTGGTGGCGTGCAGGGTCGAGGATGGTGCCCTGTTCCCCATCAAAGTGTGGAACCCTAACAACTATCACAACGAGGAAGTTCCGCGTGAGGATGTGGATAATCATGTCCGTAACGTGTTCAGCGCCTATGATGTGGTTGCATTCAGGGCTGACGTGAAGGAATTTGAGGCTTATGTCGATCAGTGGGGTAGGGACTTTAAACGTAAAATGAAAGTTAATGCTACTCCCGGTAACCCTATCGCATTCGATATGCGCGGCCAAACTAAACGGTTCGGGTTGGATTGTGAACGGTTTTTGGATGCTGTGTGGGAGCATGAGCTTTGCCATAATGGTGATCCTACGTTACGTCAGCACGTTTTGAATGCGCGTAGGCATCCTACACAGTTTGATTCTATCAGTATCCGTAAGGCGAGTAAGGATTCGTCGCGTAAAATTGACTGCGCTGTCGCCGCCGTGTTGGCGTTTGGTGGTCGTCAGGATTACCTTATGTCAAAGAAGAATCGGTCGAGGAAGGCAATGGTGGTTAGCTAATGACTTCACCACAACAGAACGCACCCAATGGGTATATGAATGACGGGTCACCGTCAGCATCAATTGATGCAACCAGAGATGACATGTTGAATGCGTTCGATCAGGCTCAGGAAGGTTTGAAGGACGCCAAGCAGTATTATGATTCTGTTCGCAGACCGGACGCTATCGGTATCGCTGTACCACCTAATATGCGTGGTTTGCTGGCACATGTGGGCTATCCCCGGCTTTACGTCGATTCAATCGCAGAGCGGCAGGAGATTGAGGGGTTCCGCGTTGCCGGTAAAGATGAGGCGGATAAAGAGTTGTGGGATTGGTGGCAGGCCAACAACCTGGACATTGAGGCCACGTTGGGTCACACTGATGCCCTGATTTACGGACGAGCATATATCACTATTTCGATGCCCGATCCTGCCGTCGATCTGGGTGTCGATCCTGACATTCCGTTGATTAGGGTTGAGCCGCCTACAACGTTACATGCGACGATTGATCCTCGCACTAAGAGTGTCACCCAAGCTATCAGGGCTGTGTATTCGGATGACGGTTCGACGGTTGTG